CTAAGTTCTGAGTTAGTGTCCACTCACAAAAAGCACACGATCACCCTTGAACTGCCCTGGCCGCCGACCGGGAACCACGCGACGAAGCACACCCGGACTGGTGGGCACTACAAGACCGCCGAGACCGTGGCGTATCGGGCCGCTGTGCTGCGATTGCTGGCCGGGATGGGGCTGGGTAAGGGTCAGGCCAGAAAAACGAGCCTGAGGCCTCTGGCGGGCCCGCTGAAGGCGTCTTGGGTCATCGCCCCACCAGACCACCGGGCCAGAGACCTCGACAACGTGCGCAAGGAGGCAGCCGATGCGCTCACCCTGGCCGGCCTGTGGGTCGACGACTCGTGCAAGGTGCTGCGCCAGGAGACGTTCGAGTGGGTGCCGCCCGAGCCGGGCGGAAAAGTGCTGCTGACGGTCGAAACGCTGGGCAACTGTACAGGCGTACAGTCTGGGGAAAATGACAGCAAAAAGCGTGCCTGATTGGGTCAACGAGCTGCTGCAGGTCTGGGCCGGCGGCGATTGGGGCCAGGCCCGGCGTGACCTGGGCTACCCGAGCGTGTCGCCGATGTTCCGCGGCGTGGCCGACTCGGCCGAGGAGCTCGAGGTCACCGGCTACAGCCCGCTGGAGGTTCGGGCGGTGCAGGCTGCGGTGGACTGGCTGCACGTCGTGCATGAGCCGCACTGGCGGGCTCTGACCCGCCGATGGCGGCCGTGGCTGCGCGACAGCCTGGCGGCCAGCCCGGACGACGACCGGCTGGTGCGCGAGGCCGCGCAGATGATCGCCGCCTATGTTGACAAGACTCTGGGGTGATTGACTGGCGCCCGCGTATAGGCATTGTGATAATCGGACATCCTCAACTCATGGAGACGACCATGAACTTCTGGCGCAATTGGTTCCGCACACCGTCACCCGAGATGCTCGCAACAAACGAGCTCGATCAGGCCCGCCGCTCGCTGTTGGAGGCGCACTCTGCGGCCGAGTACGCCGACAGCATGATCGCGTACCACCAGGCCCGCATCGATCGCCTGAATGCGTTCCTGTCGCAGGAGCGTGAGGCATGAGGCCGGGCTGCAATGGACCGTGCCAGCAGGGCAGGGTGCCATGCCCGACGCCGGAGGCGTGCGAGGTTGACGTGGAGGAGCCCAGCTTCTACGGCCGCGAGCATTGGCTCGACATGCTGCAGGGTGTTGTCGTTGTGGCCGTGCTGGCCGGCTCGGCCATCCTGGCTGGCGTGTTGGTTGCGGGGTGGCTGAAGTGAGCGCACTTCGCGAAGCCGCCCAGCAGGCGCTGGAGGCGTTGGAATTGGCGCAGACCGATGTGCATTGGGAACTGAACAGCCCGACGCGAAAGTTTTTGCGCAAGGCCGAGAAGAACCTCCGCGCCGCGCTGGCAGAGCCGGTGCAGGAGCCGGTGGCGTGGTCACACATCAATGGCACTTCAGACACAAAGTGGCACCCACCCCAGCGCCCAGTAGAGCTGGTGCAGGAGCCGGTGGCGTCCATTTACATCACACCCAACGGAGCGAGAGAGTTCGACGATTGGCGGCATGACCTGCCTGTTGGAAGCAATCTGCTCTACACATCCCCACCCCAGCGCAAGCCGCTGACGGAGGAGGAGATTGAGCAAATTAACCGAGACTTGCCGCTGCTGCACATGCAAGCACGCAAAGGCAGCGTAGCCGTGGTGTTTGCCCGCGCCATCGAGCGGGCGCATGGGATCACACCATGACCGTCAAGCTCACCAACGACAAGAGCGCCGCGGTCGACCAGGAGTACTTCTGGCGGCCCATGCAGACCTGCCCCGTGAGCACCAAGGTCCAGCTTCTTGGCCGCGGCGGCGTGGCCGTCTACGGCTCTTGGGACGGCAAGTCCGACTGGTGGCGCGGCTGGGCACCGCTGCCTAAGCGGCCGGAGGGCATGCAGTGAAGCGAGACGACCGCAACCCGCCCGACAGCACGCGCCGCCGCTGCAGCAAGTGCCAGCAGAACCGCCCGTCCCTGGGCGGCAGGACCAACAAGATCACCAGGCTGTGGCGCTGCGTCACCTGCCTGTCCGAAGTCAATCCATGAAGCCTTCCTTCGCCGCCATCCGAGACATCCTTGAGCAGTGCGGCCCGCTCACCATGCGTGAGATCTGCGAGTTCTTCCCCGGCGTGGACTACCACCGCGTGTCCAGCTTCATCACTGCGATGCGCATCACCGTCGTGACCAAGCAGGTCTACATCAAAGGCTGGACGATGGAAGGCCTGGGCCGGCGCTACCCGCGCCCGATCTACGACTTGGGCAACAGGCCCGACGCACGCAAGCCCAAGCCGATCAGCAACTCCGAGAGAGGGCGCCAGTACCGGCAGAGCAGGAAGCTGCCGCAGGGTGTCAGCAGCGTTTTTACTTGGGCGTCTCAGCTATGAGCATTGTGACTTCCGTGGCCGTGTTCTTCGCGGTCAATCCCGACGAAGAGCTCACCGCCAGCGACATCGGCCTGAAGTGGGGTGTGAACCCCAACAACGTCGGCAAGACCTTGAACTATGCGCAGCACAAGGGCTGGGTGAAGGCCACCAAGAAGGCCAACCCTGACGCGCCGACCAAGAAGATCCTGTTCTACACCGCAGGCCCGCGCCTGCTCAAGGAAATCGGTCAATGAGCATCTACAGCGACGTCAAGGACACGACAATGCGCCAGCCTGCGGGCAGCCCCGGGCTGGCCTTCCGCAAGTCGTGCTCGGCCTGCGGCCAGCACAGGGAGATCCGCGGCGGTTCGATCTTCAGCAAGCTGCGCCTGTGGCGGTGTGCTGACTGCACTGAGAAGGCGAGGAGCAAAGATGACTGACCTGAGAACCGCCGCCCAGCAGGCGCTGGAGGCGCTGGAGACTTGTGACGCCGCGCACATTTCTGATGGTGGTCGGCAGTGGTACGACGACAAGGCTGTGGAAGAAGCCATCACCGCCCTCAAGGCCGCGATCACAGAGCCGCCTACCGACTGGGAAGCGGTCGCAGCAGACCAAGCCATGACAATTGCGCTGCTGAAGGCAGAGCCGGTGCAGGAGCCACCCTGCGCCACGCGGGAATGCATGCCCAGTCAGTGCCCCAACTGCGTCAGCCTGCAAGACCAGAACACCGAGCTTGACCGGAAGCTGGCAGAGTTAGAGCGCAAGCCCATGAATGAATTTGATGCTTTGCGCCTTGTTACGGAAACTGTCGGTCTTCTGCAATCCGCAGGCCCGGTGGAAGGGTTGATAGGAATAATCCGCGCCGTCGAGGCCGCACACGGCATCAAGGAGTAACCCATGAAAGAACTCCGCATCCGCGACGTCCGCACGACGGACAGGGAGCGCGAGAAGATGCGCAACCAGATGCGCAGGCGCCGCGCCAAACACGGCTGGACCTCCCTGCAGGTCGACCTGGACATCGACGCCGCCGCCTGCCTGCTCTACCTGCAAAAGCAGTGGGGCTTCCCCTCGCGCCGCGCCGCGGTGCAGGTCTCGCTGCAGTACCTCGCCAAGCAGACCCGCCTCGGTCTCAGGGAGATCAAGCTGGGGTTCGACCCGCAGGATTGACAGCAAGTATGTCAATGCTATAGTCCCCGCCGGGGCAGTCCGTCCCACCGATTCCAAGCCCGCCACCGAGCGGGCTTTTCACTTTTTGGGCCCGGCCGACCTGAGCCGGTGTTCGTCTCCCATCGAGGAGGGACGGTTCGGGCCCACCCATACGCATGAGCGAGACGCCCAAGAAATTCACTGGCAAGCCCCACGGCAAGTGGGGAAAGCTCGACGCCGCCCTGCGGCCGCACGTCGACGCCATGCTGGCCCTCTACATCGAGGGCATGTCCATGCGCCAGATCGTCGAGCAGCTCCAGCTCAACGTGACGGCCGCCTCGGCCCGCAACTACCTGAGCATCCACCACCCCGAGGACTACGACCGGGCGATGATCGAGCGCGCCCACGAGATGGTCGAGCGCAACGCCGAGGACGCAGCCATTGCCTCAGCCAACGGGGACTCCTCCGGCCTGAAGACCGCCATCGAGACCCGGTTCAAGCTGGCCGCGCTGTATGCGCCGGACACCTATGGGGACCGCAAGCGGGTGGAGCTCACTGGCAAGGACGGCGGGTCCATCAAGCTCGAGGCGCTGTCCGATGACGCGCTGCTGAAGATCGCAGCGCAAGGGGCCGCCGAGTGATCAGCCCTGCCGCGGCCGCCGCCGAACTGCTGTCCCGCCGCAAGGCCAGGGCGTCGTTCACCGGCTACTGCGAGTACCGGCTGCCGCCGGACCAGAAGATGGCCGCGCACCACCACCTGCTGGCCGATGCGCTGGACGAGGTGGAGCGTGGCGAGTGCGACCGCCTGCTGGTGATGATGCCGCCAGGCTCGGCCAAGTCCACCTACGGGTCGGTCTACTTTGCCGAGTACTTCGTCGGCCGCAACCCCCAGCTCAGCGTCATCGCAGCCAGCCACACCGCGGAGCTCGCTGAGCGGTTCGGCCGCCGGGTGCGCAACGGCGTGGCCGACCAGCAGTTCAAGACCCTGTTCAACGTCGAGCTCGCAGCCGACTCCACCGCCGCTGGCCGGTGGTCGACGAACCACGGCGGCGAGTACACCGCGGTGGGCGTGGGCGGATCCGTCACCGGGCGACGCGGCGACCTGATCATCGTCGACGACCCGGTGCGCAGCCGCGAGGACGCCGACAGCGAGCGCATCCGCGAGAAGACCTGGGACTGGTGGGTCAACGACCTGATGACCCGCGGCAAGCCCGGCTGCCGCATGGTGGTCATCATGACCCGCTGGCATGAAGACGACCTGGCCGGCCGCCTGCTCGAGCGTGAGCCCGAGAAGTGGCGCGTCATCAAGCTGCCGATGATCGCGGGCGAGAACGACCCGCTCAAGCGCAAGCCCGGCGAGCGCCTGTGGCACGAGTGGTTCACCGACGAGATGGTGCAGCAGGCGCAGGCCGATCCGCGCTCGTGGATCTCGCTGTACCAGCAGGAGCCAAGGCCGACCGAGGGCGCGGAGTTCCGCCGCTCGTGGATCTGCCGCTACAACGACAAGCCGACGAAGTCGAACAAGGTCATCCTCGTCGACCCGGCGGGCGACCCGATGAACAAGAGCGGCGGCAAGCGCAAGCTGTCCGACCGCACCGTGATGTGGGTGGTCGCCCTGGCGCCAGACCAGAACGCCTACATCGTCGACGGCATCATCGATCGGCTGAACCTGACGCAGCGCGTGGACCGGCTGTTTGAGCTGCACCGCAAGCACAAGCCCATGCAGGTGCGCTACGAGCGCTACGGAATGATGGGCGACGTCGAGGCGATCCGCGCCGAGCAGGAGCGCCGGCAGTACCGATTCAAGGTCACCGAGGTGGCCGGCGCGGTCGAGAAGAACGCCCGCATCCGCCGGCTCATCCCTTGGTTTGAAGGCGGGCGCATCTGGTTCCCGCAGCAGCTCAAGTACACCGACGTGCAGGAGCGCGAGCACGACCTGATCCAGGAGCTGGTCGAGGTCGAGTACGCCACGTTCCCTGTGGGCCGGTTCGATGACGGCATGGATTGCTTGGCACGCCTGGCAGAGCCGTCGCTGATGCTGCCGTGGCCCGATGAAGAGATGGACGTGCCAGTCGGTGCGCAGGCTGCTTGGGCCGTGATGGACGAAGTCGCCGGCTATTGAGGAAACACCATGGACCCCAAAGACATCCCCCAAGACGTGGCCATCATGGTCGGCGATCAGCTCATGACGCCCGACCAGTTCGAGGCCATGAAGCGATCCGAGGTCGAGCGCATGCAGGGCCTGTTCGTGCAGATGCGCGATAAATGGGTCCAGCACCGCGCCCAGTCCGGCGTCGAGCGCCGCTGGCGCAGAGCCACCGACCTGTACTTCGGGGAGCGCGAGGAGTCCGACAACGGCTTTGAGTCCACGCTGCGCAACGGCCCGCCCGCCCGCAAGGTGCAGGACGGCAACCGCTCCCGCGTGGTCGTCAACATCGTGCGCCCGAAGGTCGACCAGGCCACCGCCAGGATGTGCGAGATCCTGTTCCCGGTGGACGACCGCAACTGGGCGATCAAGCCCACGCCGCTGCCCGAGATGGCCGAGCGGGTGGGCGACAAGCGCGCCACGGTCGACCCGGCCACCGGGCAGCCCACGGGGCTGACCGCAGACCAAGAGGTCAAGGTCATCCTCGAGGCTGCGCAGCAGGCCGCCGAGGGCATGCAGCGCGCCATCGACGACAACCTGACCGAGTGCGGCTACAACGGCCAGGGCCGCAAGATGGTCGAGGACGGCGTGCGCCTGGGCACCGGCATCCTGTTCGGTCCCTTCCCGTCACGCACCTCCAGCAAGGTCTGGCTGCCTCAGCCCGACGGCACGCAGGTCATGGAGATCAACGAGGGCATCGCCCCAGCGTCCGAGCGCGTGGACCCGTGGGACGTGTTCTTCGACCCGTCGTGCGGCAACGACCACCAGGCCGGCCGCGGCGTGTTCCGCCGGCGCATGGTCAACCGCAAGGCGCTGCGCAAGCTGGTGGGCCTGCCCGGGTATGACTCCGACGCCATCCGCGACGTGCTGCGCTCGGAGCCCAAGTGCATCCGCGTGGCCGAGGGTAGGGTGACCCGCCAGCCGCTGTACGACGACAGCTACGAGCTCTGGGAGTACCACGGCGAGGTCGAGCCCGACGAGATGGAGGCGCTGTCCGAGCGCACCGGCGACCCGCTAACCGACGTCGACTTCGGCGTGCTGGTGATGGTCAACGACAAGATCATCGGCGCGCTGCCATCGTGGGTGGCCGACAAGACCCTGCCGTGCGACATCTGGTGCTGGCGCAAGGCCGACGACTCGCCCTATGGCTACGGGCTGCCCGACGAGCTCGAGCACCAGCAGCGAGTGGTCAATGCCGCCTGGCGTCAGGTCATGGACAACGGCCGTAACACCATGGGCGGCCAGATCGTGATGAAGAAGGGCATGATCGTTCCGGTCAACAACAGCTACGAGATCACCCCCAACAAGATCTGGCTGGCCAAGGACGAGCTGGACGACGTGCGCTCAGCCTTCAGCGTCTTCGAGTTCAACAGCCACCTCGAGGAGCTGCTGGGCGTGGCCAATGCGGCCATGACGTTCGCCGACCAGGAGTCCAGCATGCCGCAGATCCTGGGCGGGCAGCAGGGCAGTGCGCCCGAGACCGTGGGCGGCATGGTCATGCTCTACAACAACGCCAGCGGCGTGCTGCGCCAGCGGGTGAAGCTGTACGACGACAGCGTCACGCGGCCGCACATCAGCCGGTACTACGACTGGCACATGGCCAACAACGAAGACCCGGCCATCAAGGGCGACTACGAGGTCGACGCCCGCGGCAGCACCGCCTTGGTCGAGCGCGACATCCAGAACCAGGCGCTGCTGAACCTCGCCAACATCACCAACAACCCGCGCTACATCCCGCACCTCAAGGAGCGCGAGGAGCTCAAGGCGATCCTGAAGGCCTTCAAGGTCAACCCCGAGGAGCTGATGAAGGACGAGGAGACCGTGCAGCAGGAGATGGAGGCGCAGGCCCAGCAGGGCATGCCCGAGGATCCGCGCATGGTGTCTGCGCAGATGCAACTGCAGGCCAAGCAGCTTGAGCTTGAGGACCGCAAGGAGCAGCGCGCATTCGAGCAGGCTCGCAACGAGTCCGACATGCAACTGCGCCGGGAGACGCTGGCCTACAACACCGCACGCGAGCAGTCCGAGGCCGAGATCGCATCGGTGGACGCGCAGCTCTCCCGCGAGCTTGCGATCGCCAAGATGCAGCAAGACGGTCAGATCACCCGCGAGGAGATGGAGTCCAAGGCGCGCCTGGAGCTCATCAAGATCTCCGACCAGCGCGAGCGATTCAACGCTGAGGCAATGCTGCGCGTGCGCACCGGCCAAGGCATCTGACCGAATATCACAATACAATTACCCGACGTGGTAGGAAGGAAACATCATGCCCACCCTGTACATCACCGAGTTCGCGCAAGAGGGTGTCGATGCGCAAGGCCGCATCACTCCGATTGCCAAGGTGCCCGCCGTGGCGCAGCAGGCCGTCGTGTTCACGGGCACCAGTGCGCAGAGTGCTGTGCTGAGTGACGCCACGACGATCGTGCGCCTGCAAGCCGATGCGAATTGCAGCGTCTCGATCGGCACGAACCCGACGGCCACTGCCGCGCAGATGCGCATGGTGGCCGGGCAGACCGAGTACTTCAGCGTTCAGCCTGGCGGCGCTCTGAAGATCGCGGCCATTACCAACGTCTGACGAGCCATGTTCGCCGCAATGCAGATGGGCCGCATGGGCCTGGTGAGCTCTGACGTTGGAGGGCCGTTCTCGCCTTCGCAGAGGGGCCCCACGCTGGACTTGGTGTTTGTTGGCGGCGCGATCACCGATCCGCTGGCCGCGGTCACGACGTCGGATCAGTCGATCAACCTGAACTTTGCGACGCAGACCTATCAGGTTGCCGCGCAGTACGCCATCTGGGAGTAACCCATGCCACTCGTCTCAAAAGCCTTCGGCGACATCATCACCTTCACCCGCGCCAGCACGGGCACGTTCTTCAACTCCTCCGGTGTCCTGACCAGCGCCGCCATCGACGCACCCCGCCTGGACTATGACCCCTCCACGTTGGCGGCTCAGGGGCTGCTGATTGAGGAGGCGCGGACGAATCTGTGTTTGCAGTCTGAGGATTGGGGTAGCGCAACGTGGTCAAAGTCCGGATCAACGATTACGGCAAACGCAACGGCTGCGCCCACTGGCACTACGATTGCAGACAAACTGGTGGAGGATACTTCTACCGGCACGCACATTACAACGCAATCCATTTCGCTTGGCGGTTCTGTTGACAACTCTGCGTATGTGATCAGTGTTTTTGCGAAAGCATCGGAAAGAACACGGTTTCAGCTATTTGACAACGCTCAAGCATCCTCTGGTATTACAGCGTTTGATTTATCAAATGGAACGGTGGTATCAGGCACAGGAACAATTACCGCTGTAGGAAATGGCTGGTACAGATGTTCGGTGTTCCCGCTGAAAAGCACGAGCATTACATCAACGCTGACAATCAGACTAATTTCTACTGGCACAACAACCAGCTACACCGGAGACGGAACGTCGGGTATATTTTTGTTCGGCGCTCAACTCGAAGCCGGAGCTTTCCCCACCAGCTACATCCCCACCACCACCACAGCCCTGACCCGCAGCGCCGACGTAGCGTCGGTGAATACGCTGAGTCCTTGGTATAACGCGAGTGAGGGGACGTTGTTTGCTGAGGCTACATCGACAGGCTACGTATTAAATACAAATTTTCCGCTGTTAGCCACCTTGGACAACGGAACCAACGACAACAGAATAACTATTAGTCAAGGCAGCACATCTAATAGCCTATGGGTTAATTTGAGAAGTTCTGCTGTTGGAACCACGCTTGCCGACACAAATGTCGATTTAACCGCAACGCCAGCTAAGATTGCGGGCGGTTTTTCTGGCACAACAATATCTGTTTCTGTAAACGGTCAAGCAACTGTGTCAGGAACAACAAATGGTGTGCCTTCTGGCATGGCTGCTTTGTATTTAGGGTCCAGAACGCTGTATCTGAGTGCATTAAACGGCTATCTTCGCCGCATCACCTACTACCCTCGCCGCCTGAGCAATGCCGAGTTGCAGGCCATCACCGCATGAGGTCGAACATGGAAACGGTAGCTGAACCAAAAATTAGAGAGTGGGCCACTTGGGAAGCTTGGGATGTGTACGCTCGGTGCGACACGATGATTGGCTGTGGTCACGAAGACACGCTTGAAGCGGCGCAGGCCGCAGCCTTGGCTGTGTGTAAAAAGCATCATGACGAGTTTCCGGAAAACTACCGCTTGAGAGCGTGGATTGAGCACATGAAATGCACACTTAATGAAAACGGCTGTCAAGACAAGGTGCTGGAGTACGGTGAATATCAACTCCAGTACGACGAAAACAGTGACAAACAGTGGGCCAAGGACGAATGACCCACTTCCTCCGAGGCTTCTGGTCCGGCTTGGCGTTGATGCCGCTGGTGCGGTGGATTAAGAAAAGGAAAACAACATGACAACAATTGAACCCAAAATCAGAGAAGGTGCCGAGTGGTCGGTTCACGCATACGGCGACCTGATCACGCTTGGCAGAGGTCGTGAAGACACGCTTGAGGCGGCAAAAGAAGCAGCTATGGAAGTTCTGAAGAAGAACTCCTACGACCAGATGCACGCTTGGGTCGAGCACATGAAATGCACGCTCAATGAAAACGGCTGTCAAGACAAAGTGCTGGAGTACGGTGATTATCGGCTTGAGGTCGACGAAGACAGCGCCAAGCAGTGGGTCAAGAGTGACTGAGCCATGACCCCCGACCCCTTCGACCCATTCAACCAACTCCTGACGGAGACACCACCGGAGGTGCTGGCCGAGGGGCAGAAGTGGGTGCAGAAGCAGTTTTACGACGAGTTGACCGCTGAAGTAGCTGATCTGAAGCAGACCTCTGGAGAGCTTTGCGAGTCCTGCGGCTGGCGGTTTTATGTACCGGGCCGGGGATGCCTGAACTGTGAGAAAGGATGACCATGTACCAGGATTTCATGCTCCGATTTGCTGACCAAGCCGAGGCTGACAGCGTTCTGTTCACCGAGCAGACCAACGTGCAAGGCGATGTGGTGGAAACCATCAAGGTGCCCCGCTACGCCGCTGTTGATGTCATCGGCACGATCTACAAGCCCACGGGCAAGATGCTGAAAACCGACGAGGGCGAAGTGCCTGAGATGGCTCCGGTCGAAGGCTGGCATGTGAACGTGCGGCACACCGCTGATGCGCCGGAACTGGACGCCTACAAGGTCACTCCGAAGGCTCCGGTGAGGGGCTGGGCGTGATAGAGGCCTCCATCACCTACAAAGGACCCGGCATGCTCGCCTCTGTTCTTCGATCCAGGACCATCTGGTTCGCTATCGCCCTGGCCGTGCTGAGCGTGCTGCAGGGCTTTGTGCTGCACCTGCCTCTTTCGCCCTGGGGCCAGGCGCTCGTCGGCTCCGGCATCGCCGTTGCGATCGTCATCCTGCGCGCAGTGACAACTCAGCCTTTGGCAGAGAAGTGAACGCGCTTGACTCGCAACTTCACAATGCTATAGTTCGCCCCGGGTCACTGTCTTTGCAGTTCCCTCACCCCAACTTAGTTGCTTTCAAGGCCGCCCAAAAAGGGTGGCCTTTTTCTTTGGTGCGATGAAGTACGAAGACTTCCAGACGCCGACCTGGAAGCGGCTGACGCAAGGCCTTGAGCAGCGGCTCGAGGAGTTGCGTGAGCTGAATGACAACCAGTCCTTCGGCCCAGAAAAGACAGCGGCGATTCGTGGCTCGATCGCCGAGGTCAAACGAATCCTCGCCCTTGCGGACGACGCAAGCGCGGGGCAAGCGGTCTCCCCCGAGGAACTCCTTGGCGAAGACAACCCGGCCTGACGGCCAACCGTGAGACGAGAGCCCAATGTCAACCACCACACAGGAAAGAACCAACCCGCAGGACGAAGCCAAGAAGATCTGGGACGAGCTGGACGCAGAAGAGATTGGGGGTGTCCCGGTCACTGCAGAACGCACGGCCACAGACGAGCAACTGGAGCAGGCGAGCAGCCAGGCTCTTGCTGAACAGCAGCCCGCCCCCGCGGCCGGCACGCAGCAGCAGGACGCCCCAAGCCCTGATCAACAGGCTCTGATGGATCGCATCGCCGGTTTGGAGTCCGCTCTGAACCAGACGACGCAGCGACTTCGGAATGCAGAAGGACACATCGGTGGCCTCAACAGCCAACTGAAGCAGCAGCTTCAGACGGCCCACCAGGTCACAGCCCATGGCGGCGAAGCACCTTCGGCGAAGCAGATCGCCGAGGCGCAGAAGTCATCCAAGGCGATGGAGAACCTTCGGCGCGACTACCCAGAGTTCGCCGAGGCGATGGACGCAGCGCTCGAGGAGCGGCTGCAGGAAGTGGTCAAGCGGATCCCGCAGCAGCCACAGCCTGTGCAGGCCCAGCCCTCGGTCACCGCTGACGACTTGAATCGCCTGCAGTCGGAGTTTGCGGTGGAAGTGCGCCACCCGGGTTGGAAAGAGACTGTGACGCAGCCTGTCTTCCGAGGCTGGCTGGAGAGGCAACCGAGAGAAGTGCAGATGCTGGCGGCGAGCGCAAGCCCGCAAGACGCTGTGCGACTCCTGGACCTCTACGCAGACGGCACGAAGACGTCGGCAGCAACAAGAACGCAGCGCCTGTCGGCTGCGGCGGCCATCCCTTCAGGTCGCTCTGGTTCGGCTACCCGGACCAAGGCGGTGGAGGACATGACGCCACAGGAGTACTGGCGCTACCTCGATGAACTTGATCGCCAAAAAAGGTAACCGATCATGACCATGCAGACCTATTCCCTGGTTCCTTCGCGGAACCTCATCATGGCCGAGCGCGAGATGCTCAAGCACGCCGAGCCCATCAAGGTGCTGGGCAGCTTCGGCATGCAGAAGCAAGTGCCCCAGAACAAGACCGACACGGTCGTGTTCCGTCGCTCCCTGCCGATCGACGCCGGCACCAACGGCGCGCCGAACGTCACCACCAGCAACTATTTGCTGCAAGAAGGCGTGACCCCCTCGGCCCGCACCATCACGTACCAGGACGTGCAGGTCACCCTGCAGCAGTACGGCGTGCTGATGAAGCTCTCGTCCAAGGCTGAGTCCATGTACGAGGACGACATCCCCGGCGACATGACCAAGCTGGTGGGCGAGCACATGGCCACCATCGAAGAGCTGATCGCCTACGGCGTGGTGCGCGGTGGCACGAACGTGGTGTTCTCCAACGGCGCTGCCCGCAACGCGGTCAACACCGCCATCACGCTGAACAAGCTGCGCCAGGCTGCTCGTCAGCTCGAGTCCGCGCACGCCAAGCGCGTGACCGAGAAGCTGTCTGCCGGCCCGAACTTCGGCACCTCCGGCATCCACCCGGCCTACCTGGTGTTCATCCACACCGACATGGAAGCCGACATCCGCAACCTGGCGGGCTTCACCCCTGTCGTCGAGTACGGCACCCAGAAGCCTGTGCATGAGCGCGAGATCGGCGCGGTGGAGCAGTTCCGCTTCATCACCAGCCCGTACTTCCGCCCGTTCCTGCAGGCTGGCGGCACGATCACGGCGGGTGCATTCCTGTCCAACGGTGGCACCGCTGGCACCACGGCTGACGTCTACCCCCTGATGGTGGTGGCTCAGGAGGCCTGGGGTCAGGTGGCACTGAAGGGCATGGGCGCGATCCAGCCGATCTACCTGCCGGCAAAGCAGATCACGCACGCCAACCCGATGGGTCAGTTCGGCTACGTCGGCGCGAACTTCTACAAGTCCGCGGTGCGTCTGAACGAGAACTGGATGGTTCGCCTCGAGGCGGCCGCTTCCGGCCTGTGATGTGACTGAGGGGGGCTTCGGCCCCCTTCGCTGAAAGGACTCTCATGCCCTACAGAACCGCTCTCAACAGGACGCACAGCCTGGCCGTCAGCGATCGGTCCCAGCTCATTCGTGAGATGGACACGCTGCGCGCCGAGCTCAACGACGTGCGTACCAAGTACGCAGCCCTGCTGGCCAAGCTGGACCTCGATGGTGGTGTCACCGACACCAACTACGCGGCCACCGTCGGTTTGGCTGCCGCTCAATTCACTGCCTGATCAAGAAAGGATCATTCGATCATGGACAACCTCAAGCTCTCGCAAGGCGGCTCGTTCGCCCTGACCTCCGGCGGCCTGGCCGAAGGCACCAACGCCAACACCTACCAGACCGCCAACACGATCACCTTCGTGACCGACGGCGTGCTCCGGTCCAAGACTGCCACCAACAACGTCGCGTTCTCTGCCGGCCACGCCACCGTGCCCGTGTCGAGCTCGTGCCTGTACCTGGTGTGCCTGGACTCTGGCGGCAACTTCTCGACCGTGGCTGGCCGCGCCGTGCCCACGGCTGACGTCACCGCTGGTGTGCGTGGCCTGGAGTGGCCTGCCTCGCCGGTTGGCGACATCGCCGTGGTTGGCGCGATCCGCGTCGACACCAACGCCTCGGCGACGTTCACCCCTGGTGCGGTGGACCTGAGTGCGTCCGGCATCACCGGCACGTACTTCAACCTGTTCGCTGTCCCCACCCGGCCCCTGACGGCCTGATGAGGACTGGGGGCTGCCTTCGGGCGGCCCCCGGTGAACGCAACCCAAGGAGACTTTCATCATGGCAGGCAACCGCGTCAACAGCTACGAGCGACAGCGCACGATCGACTCGGAAGACGTCGACATCGTGGGCAAGGTGCAGACCACCAGCATCGAAGACACCGCGGCCGGCAAGGCCGGTGCTGCGATCGAGGTGGACATGGACCGCGTCTACAGCTCCAAGCAGCTCGACGACGAGCAGTTCATGCGCGACGAGCTCGAGGTCCACTTCCACGAGCCGCAGTCCGAGAACGATCCCGCGTTCGTCGAGGTCAACGTCAACGGCGACTACAAGATGGCCGTGCGCGGTGACACCGTGCGGCTGCGCCGCTACCACGTCGCTGTGCTGGCCCAGGCCAAGCAGTCGCGGGTGCGCCAGAAGAAGATCGTCAACCCCGACGGCTCGATGGGCTTTGTCGAGGAGAACGTCCTGTCACTGAGCTACCCCTTCAGCGTCACGCACGACCCGAACCCCAAGCGGGGCGCCCCGTGGCTGAAGCAGATGCTGTCCACCCCAGCCTGACATGAACTTCCTGCAGCTCGTCCAGACCTTGCGCCAGGAGTGCGGCGTTGCCGGCACCGGCCCGATCACGACCGTCGGTCAGGTCGGGCAGGCCAAGAAGCTGGTCGACTGGCTCAACGATGCGTGGGTGGAGATCCAGGGCGTCCACGACACCTGGCACTTCATGCGCGACACGTTCAGCTTCCAGACGGTGGCCGGCACCGGAGACTACACGCCGGCCGCTGCAGGGCTGACCGACCACCGCTACTGGTTCAAGGACACGCTGCGCACGTACAAGACCGCCATCGGTCTTGGTGACGAGCAGTGGCTGGTCGAGTGGGAGTACCAGGTCTTCCGCAACACCTACCGCTTCGGGCTGCAGACGACGCAGCAGGGGCGGCCGGTGGTGTTTGCCGAGAAGCCCATGGACAAGGCGCTGATGATGGGCAACGTGCCCGACGACATCTACACGGTGGTGGGTGAGTACCAGAAGCGCCCGATGGCGCTGTCGGGCGACTCCGACACGCCCGCGATGCCGGAGCACCTGCACATGCTCATCGTCTACAAGGCGATGGAGGACTACGCGCTGTACGAGTCCGCGCCCGAAGTGATGAGCAAGTCGCAGAGGGGCTACTCCGCACTGATGAGCCAGCTCGAGCGCGAGCAACTGCCGGCTGTCTA